GGACGATTTTCCTCGGTCCCCACCCCTGTGGAATACGTTTGTTCAATGTACAACTTTTGGTGTGGAACAATGGAAATGCGATTGGACTTCGTTTCAAATGCTTTCCATACTGGTGCTATTATGGTTTGTGTGGAATTTGGGCGACAGACGGATATTACTAACCCAAACTTGGAAGAAGCTTGTAGTACTTATACTCAAACCTTTCACTTGGGCGATCAAAAATCGCTACATGTTACAATCCCGTACATCTATGACACTATTTGGAGACGTTCTACTTCCCTGACGTACAACCCCCAGATGTTAGAAGTGGAAAGTAGTAATGATAGCAAACGAGAATCAATGAATGTTCGACCAAACCCATACACTCAGGTGGTTATCCGAGTTGTGAACCCATTGCGACCCCCAGATACTGTTTCTCAGATTATCGATGTCCAAGTTTTTCTGAGGGCCTCCTCGCAGTTTCGCGTCCATAGTTTAAAGCAGTGTTCGATGTATATCAACAACCGATTATTCACTGAAAGCAAACCAATGAATAGTTTTCCTCGTGACTATGTTGCTGCTACAGTAGCTCGAACTCAAATGGATGATGGACGTAAAGAGGATTTAGATCCAACTGCGGACTTCAATCTAGGTTTGAGTAATCTTGAAGTACAAACTCGGGATGAGCAGACAAACATTAAGGATATTCTTCGCCGCCCAACTCTAATCATTTTGAACCAACAAGTTGATAGTCTCGAGGATGATAAAACAATGGGCTTGTTTATCCCAATTATGCCACCAAGTAGAATGATGGCTCACGTGGCTGATAATAATACAATTTTCTCGGAGCTTGTAGGTCAAACTCCAACCGCAGCGATCGCAAACATGTTTAGGTTTTGGCGGGGATCAAGTAGATACACTATTTTCGCCCGAGCGCTTGATGAGGATTGTCCAATCTACATTACGCACGTGCCACATACGGGAACGCGAATTGTTGGGAACCAACAAATAGGAAATTACACTCATGCTAAATTCCGACCGATTTATGCTAGTGGTTTAACCACGGAAGTCATTGTCCCTCGTGTTAATCCAACAGCTACGATTGAAGTTCCATACGACACAACTAACAATTGGACTTTGATGTTTGAGAACAATCCGGCAGAAAACTACACGTGGCGAGATAAGGGCGACCTGAATGCTGGTCACATTGTGATTAGTAGCCAGAAAGCTTGTTTCGTTGACGTGTGGTGGTCAGCCGGTGACGACTTCCAGGTGGCAAATTTTTACGGTGTACCAGCCGTTCAGTGGGGTGAGGGCGATATGTCTTACACTGACGAACACGCTGTTACCCAGATGGAGGATTTTAGGGACTTTGATGTTGCGAACTTGCGTTCCAATATCAGCGAAACTTTTGGGAGAGTTACCCCTGCTAGTGCCGCTATTGCGGCTGCGGGTGCTATTCCTGTCGTTGGTCCTTTTATTTCAGGGCTAGCGACGTCAACTGCTATTCACTCGATGAAGAAACGGGCTGAGAGTTCTCTTGATAATGCTGATGCATTGATGCATGATACGAGTGAAACTCTAGCCTCCATTCGCGACCAAATTAACCCAATTGGTGACAGTATTCAGGAAGTTGTCGATTTGTGTAAGGCACGCTTAGAAAGCATGTTTGACGGTCTTGTTGATGCAACGCGAATGTCAACCGACTTGCTAAATAGTGTCGTTTTGTCCTTTTACTCTAAGAGTTATTTGCCATTAGCAACTACACTAATCAATTTCTTAAAGGATTTCGCTCTCTCGCATATACCACTATCAAAGATCCAACACTGGATAACGCAAATTAACTATATCATAACGCACCAAGCGGCTCGTGTTGCACAAACTCAAGCTGCCACTGATCCTACGCCTACTATTGTTGGGGTGTTAATTGGGATTGTTGGCGTGTTGTTTAATGTTCAATTGGATGCGAATAAATATGAGAGTAGTGCGCATGGGTTGGGTATAAAACTCACATCGGCCCCCACTTTCACATATTTGAACGGAGTTTTGACATACGTCCAGCGTATCTACGTCATACTAATGGAAGCGATCAAAGAAGCACTTGGAATTGTCGACCCGGAGGTAGCTGCTCTCAGGTTAATTACAGAAAATAGTGATTTTCTGCGCAAATTTGTTGCAGAAGCCCAGTTGCTAACTTCCGATGCCATGAGGGATGTGCGGAAAACACCCCGTGGTCGCCACCGTTATTTCATAATGACACTAACCGCTTTGCAGATTCAACGTGCTTTGATCCATGCAAAAGGAAATCCTGCTTTGGTTGAGCTGAGTAAGTTCATTGCCGGAGTTGTGAAGAAAACTGAAGAGCATAGAATGGATCTAAGTGCTTGCCCAATTAAGTTGGTACCTTTTATGTTCACTATAGAAGGGCCAAGTAAAATAGGCAAGTCGTATGCAGTTCACGATCTCCTGAGTCATTTGCACCAAACAGTTGGAGTCAAGCCTTCAGCTGCCGGGTTGAGTTACACGTACCAATCAGGAAGTGCTCATTGGAACAATTATGATAATCAACATTTCATTCTAATGGATGACTATGGCCAAAGAACAGATCCAGAGTCTCTAAAGCTGAAACTGATGTTCTTTTCAATTTGTGTACCGATGCTCCATATACTCCTCCAATGGCTCATTTGGAAGATAAACGCATCTATGCAAACCCGTTAGGTGTTATTCTTTTGACCAACGATGCGTATGCCAATCACCTTGTTCAGAAGTGTCACGATAAGGATGCTTATCTCCGCCGTCGAGGATTTGTTTTTCGAATGGAGAAAAAGCCTCAGTATGAGAAAGTTGACATTGACGATATCGATGCGAATGTAATCGCCAATTTTGATCATCTACAAG